CATGTGGGATCTCATGCATGTCAAGCTCACGAAACACCTTGAAACCCATGATCTAACACAGTTCACTGAAACTGAGATTTACAATCTGTCGATCATGGCTGTTGCAGCGGCAATACCCATCCCTGAGGCTGAGCAGCGAGTGCGGGCTGCAATGAAGGACAAAGCGACCTTGGAAGAAATGGAGAAACATCGTTTGTGCTTCCAAGAAGGTATGGTGGGCAAGACCGGTGCGGTATTCAAAACGCAGTATCGCATGCCACCGAAGACCAAATAGGAAATCCGCACCCTACCAGCAGTTTGTGTTAAATATCGTCCCGGCACAAACAAAACACTACCAGGGAGCTGGGTTAACGCTAGGGAATGCGAATGTAAATGCTCGCGCAAATCCACCAAGTTGTTCGATTACACTTTAGAACAGCTAAACCAAACATTTGTTTGGACTCACAAAAGTTGCGTGTGCAATGAGTTGGTGGCTCTCACGCAACGACACCAATTGGACAGCGGTATGCGCTATAGTTCCACTCGGAATTTGGCTAAGTGGCTCATACCCCTGTCAACTGCCCTTGAAACTTGTAGTGAGGACACTATAATAGCTTATAGTGCAAGTAACAAGCGCAAACTCCTGATTGCCGCGAAGGAAAGTCTCGAAGCCAAGCCAATCGAAAAATCGGATGCACGTGTCAAAATGTTTTTGAAAGCTGATAAGGCCCATGCGTCCAATGATGACATCGTCGACTATGGCGCTCCGAGATGTATACAGTACCGCAACAAACGCTACTGTCTTAGGCTTGCCACATATTTACATCCAGTGGAAGCTTCTGTGTACAGGAAATTGGATTGCTCAGGCACTCCGATATTTGCAAAGAGTCGCAACCTAACACAGCGTGGCACTGACTTACGAGCGAAGTATGAACACTTCATCAACCCAACTATTATCTGCATAGATCACAGTAAGTTCGACGCCCACGTGGGTGTTGAGCTATTACGCCTGGAGCACAACTTCTATAAGTCGTGTTTTCCCCCTGAGGAACAACGTGAACTACATCAGTTACTTAGTTGGCAAATAACAAACAAAGGTTACACCAAGAATAATACCCATTATAAAACTCGGGGCACTCGTATGTCCGGAGACCAAAATACCGGGTTGGGTAACTCCATCATCAACTATGCTCTACTCAGGGACTATGTGGCAGCACATGGTTGGAGAGCTTGTTATTATGTGGATGGAGATGATAGTGTTGTTATTGTTGAGGGTGATGTAACACCAACAGCCACATACTTTGCACAATTCGGCATGAATACCAAATTGGAAACCGTCACCAAACATTTCCGACGAATCGACTTCTGCCAAACACGACCCGTCTTCGATGGTGTACAGTGGCGGATGGTGCGTAACCCATGGAGAATGATAGCAAGAATCCAATGGGCCATACAGGCGCCGTCCATAAAACAGAAACGCAAATATCTTCGGTCCGTCGGGTTGTGTGAAATGTCACTGGGACTCGGTTTACCAATTGGGCAATACATCGGACAAACATTGAGCCGAGTGGGTCAGGGGTACATGGTGACTAATAATCACCGTCGTGCCATGATGGAAAACATACGACCCTGCAAAGTGCGACTAATAGAACCATCAAGCATCGCACGTATGGAGTACCAAGATACGTGGGGGATCTCCATAGCAGACCAACTACTCATTGAGAAAACGGGTATTAGACTCCCTACTACAGAGTCACTATTTGGGTATGACGAGGAACCTTATCCGCGCCATCAGTAACCATGGCTACAAAAGCAGGTAACAGAGGCAAAAGCCGTATACCCGTACCCGCGAACGGCGGTGCAAACCGTTCAATGAGAAGATATAACCCACCAAAGTCAAACGGCCAAGCCCGTACCCCACTACTTCCCCTCGGAGTTAACAATAAAGCAACCATGCCCCGTGCATCCCAGTCATATACATATAGTGCTGAGGAGGTTGTCTCTATTATTAACGTGCAGAGCGGATCAACAGTGGGACAGTTAATTTACAACCAACGGATCACCCCAAAATCCGCTCTCCGCTTAGGAATCCTTTCAGGTGCATGGCAGCGCATTGATTGGAGGAAAGCCTCATTGCATTTAGTTGCACTCAATGGCTCAACAGTGCAGAGTGGATACACTATGGGATGGTTAGAAGATCCGGAGGTGGCTATTCCAACAGCACCCTCCGATATCATCCCCTTCTTGACAGCACTGCGCAGCACTTCTGTCAGACAAAATTGGGTGGAGTCTGAAACAGGCATGATGGTAAATGCACCAGACAAACCTGAGATGTACACCCAACTTGGATCCGACATCAGGCGTTATTCGCCTGGCAGGCTTGTAATTGCCGTAGCAGGCGATGTGGATACAGCCGCAACGTTCCAATTGATGCTAAAATACACTGTTAGATTGTACGTCCCTCTAGCTATAGCAGCGACTACAACACCTTGCACAGTAACAGGTTATACGGGGACAGTACCAGCAGCCGACAACTTTAGTGTTAGCACGGCCAACATCACATATCCAGGAGTGGGTGCAGCACTACTGCCTGGAGCTGTTGCCGTGACCACTCAGCCAATAGTCGGCATTCTTGGTAATACCACCAATGCGTCCCCACCAGCCAACCATCGGCTATTTCCAATTGGAACATCCATCCAAATTGGGCCCTTGACCAACGGCAGTGTGGCCACCTTCATCACTGGGGGAGTCACATTTGCATTTGCCTCTTTGGAGGACACGGGTGGTCAATTTAGGGCATTTACACCAAGGGTGGTTACAACTACCGCCGATTCCCACAAAGCCATGACTTATGTCACTTCGCCATAAGTGACGAACCTCACATCACCGGTCTAATGACCACTCTAGTGCAAAACAAGAGTGGAGAGTGAGGTAGGAAAGGATCTCATGACCCCTGGGAAGGAGAAAAGCTCTGAAGAGGGAAGCCCAAGAGCGTTGAGAGCTGAAAGAGGCTTTCAAGAG